GGCTAATAATAGTCAAGTCCAGGGTGCGGCTTCTCACATGACCTTATATGCGGGGACTAAGATTTTTGAATCAACCTACAATGGGTATCTACCTAGTAACTTGATAATACTTGGATTTGTACATGACGCAATTGAGATAGAGCTTGATACCAAGGATCTACATGATGTAGTACCGAAATTATTAACATTTGGATCAGTAACTGATCTGAAAGAGAAATTCGGATTTGATTGGCCTTTCGAGGACATAGATATGAAATTTGATATAGAAGTTGGCCCGAATTGGGTTGATCTAACTGAGTACGAGCCAGATCTAAATTACGAGAAGATGATGAACGTATATAACACTACTAAAATGGGTAATGACACTGGAAAATGGGAGGCTATAAAAAATGGGTAAATTAAATAAATATGCAAGCGGTTCCAGGATAATGGAGGTTAGCTTTAAAATAGGTAGAGAACGATTTAAGTTTAATCTATCAGAAGAACTTAAGGTTGATGAGGACACAGTTTCTAGAGAACTTATGAGTCAACCGAACAGTTATGCTTTCTTACTTATGATAAGAGCAAAATTAAATAAGTATGTAAAGAACCTGGACAAGGAGAAGAAGGCTCTTAGGGCAACTAAATGGGAAGATCTGATACAGACTAAGAACCCATACACCACAAGGCCTTGGACTAAAGATGAGATACAGTTCAAATTAGATAATGATGAGGAAGTTGATGAGTTAGATGATAAACTAATGAAGCGACAGTACGAATTAGAATTAATAGATAACTGTATCAGAAGCTTTGAACAGAGATCCGATTTGATAAGAACTCTCAGTGCTAATCTGAGATCTCAAAAGTTGTAACAAAGTTGCACACTAGAATATTTTATATTATTATTGCATTAAATAAATATATTTATATTAACACTTTAAAAGTTAGAGCTATATGGCAAAACTAAGAAAAAGAGAGGTTACTTCAGAAGAAGAAAGATTTAGCCTCTAGAGGAAAAAAAGGAAACTTTATTTTCTTGAAGGAGGGAACTCTAAGAGTTAGAATACTCCCCATTGATGAGGAAGATGGGGATTTCATCAAGGATGCTGAATACTTCTTCTTAGGTAAGGATGTTGGCGGGTTCATTTCACCATCAGTATTTGGAGATGAAGACCCAATGGTGAATATCTACAATGCTCTCAAGGCTTCAAGTGATGAAGATAACCAGGAATTAGCTAAGGAAGTTTCACCTAAAAAGAAAGGCCTTATCTTTGTTATATCATTCAAGGATGATAGAGGTAAGGAATTAGATAAGGACAACTCAGAACGTTGGGTACTTCTTACTAATGGGTTACAGCAGGAGATCATCGATTATTACCTAGATGAAGAATGGGGAGATATGACAGATCCAGATGGTGGATATGATATCAAACTAAAAAGAGAGGGTAAAGGTAAAATGGACACCACTTACTCATGTGCTCCAGCTAAGAACACAGAACTCCATAAGGACTTCTATGATAACGAATACGATCTAGATGAAGAACTTAAGAAGGTAGTACCTACTTATGAAGAAATCTTGGAAAAGGTCGAAACTCGATTCGGAATGACTTATGAAGAGATGATGGAAGCTATCGAAGAGGGTTCTGTGGGATCTGGTAAGAAAATATCTTCTGATCTAGATGAGGATGATGAGGATGATAGACCAAAAAAGAAACTTAAGAAGAAGAAACTTAAGAAACGTAAGTAATTAATCTAACACGGGCCTGCTTCCAATGGAGGTGGGCCCATGTTGTAATTTAATAGATATGGCAAAAAAGAAAAAGATTAAATCACTAGGCCTTCAGAAACTACGTAATAAGTACGGTTCAGGTAATGCTTCTGATGTATTATTACCTACTGATGACTGGCCTTGGTTACCAAGTACTAGTTTAGCCTTGAACTTCCAATTAGGAGGGGGAGTACCATATGGAAGGATTCTGGAATTATTCGGGCAGGAATCATCTGGTAAATCTCTTATCAGTTATGACTTCGCTTATGTAACTCAACAACTGGGGGGTCAAGTACTTCTTGCAGATGCAGAAGGTGCTTTCACAATTGATTGGGCTGAGAAGAATGGTTTAGACCCCAATGATGTAGAGGTATTAGTTGAAACATCAATCGAGAAGATATCAGATTGGGCAGCTGAGATATGTAGCTATTATAGATCTCAACTAACAGAGAATGAACCCATCTTATTAGTAATAGATAGTTTAGCAGCTTTAGAAACTGATGACAACCTTGATACTCAACAATACGATGCTAAAGCAGAGATGGGAGGTAGAGCAAAGGCTATTGGGAAATTCTTAAGACTAAGAGCTCCATTGTTTATTGAACTTGGAATAACCGTTATATTAATTAACCAGTTACGTAAGAAGGTTGGAGCTAGTAAATATGAGGATCCTGATACAACCACAGGAGGGGCTGCAACCAAGTTCTTCTCTTCTCAGAGATTAGGAGTATTTGGGGGTAAGCAGATAAAGGATAAAATCAATGGAACAGAGGCTGTTGTGGGTAGAGAAACATCTATACGTATCAAGAAGAATAAGGTTGCACCTCCTAGAGCTTCTTATAAAACCAACATGGTATTTACTGATGTAACAGGTAGAGATCTGGGAGTGGATAAATACTTGGGTTTATTTGATATGCTCAGAGCAGCAGATATTGTCAGGAAGGCTAAACCAGGATCAAATAAATTATTTCTTGGAGAAAGTGAAGAATCTTGTTGCTTAGGCGAAAGGGGTTTTGAAAAGGTATTCTCAAATGAGAAGAATGCAGATATCAAAGCTAAAATCATTAAGGCTGCAAACATTAATACCCTATCAAGAACTGAAGAACACTTGGAAAGGTTGGATAAGAATTTATTCCCAATTGAGGATGATTCTAAAGAGGAGGATGATGATGAGTAGGTTACTGGTTATAGATGGTAATATGATTTTACATAGAGCCTTCCATAAATTCTCATCCGCCAGAACAATGGATGGAAGAAGCTCTTCCATCCTGTTTGGGTTCCCATATGTTCTTAGAGGACTTCTGGTAAAGTTTAAACCAGAGAATATGATAATCTTCTTTGATTCGGGTAAACTGCACCACTCAAGAACGGATTTAATCCCAAACTACAAGAATAGACCACACAAAATAGATTTCGATTATGAATCATTTAAAGATCAAAAATCTAAGTTGATTGGCCTACTTGGGTATCTGGGATTGAACGTCACAATTTGGGATGAGGGAGAAGGAGACGACCTAGCTTATTTGATATATAGAAGATATATTAAAAAGTTTGATGAGATGATTTTAGTTTCATCAGATAAAGATTTTTATCAGTTAATAACTTTAGATCTACATCAGTGGGATCCTGGGAAGAGTATATTATTTACTACTAAGAACTTCTTTGGTAGAAAGGGGTTTAAGATTGACCAACTGGTTGATCATCTAGTATTGTTGGGGGATTCTTCTGATAAGATACCAGGCTACAAAGGTGTCGGTGAGAAAAAGACAGCCAAATTCTTAGCAGAGTTCGGTTCAATAGTGGATTTCCTACAGGACCCCGAGGCAACCTTCAAAGGAATTGATAGAGATAAGCTTAGAGAGATATATACTATAAACAAGAAGGTTATTGATCTAAAGTACTTCTACAGGAAGTATCAAAAGAATCTGAGAGTACCCTTTGTTAGAACTCCAGAAGATATGGATTTTGATAAAGCATTGGATATCTTCGGGGAGTATGAAATTGGTACTTTTGGAAATAGAGAAAGTATTGAAATATTTAAAAAATATAGTAAAGAAATAGATTATGACAAAGATTAAGAGAATACACATTATGGGCCCTAGTGGTACTGGGAAAACTACTTTAGCATTAGGGTTATCCCGGGCATTGAATCTCCCATATATAACTACTTCGGCTAAGAATGTATGGCCTAAATATGGTATTAAGAAACATGCCGAGGCATTTGAATTAAATGAGCTAATGTTCGCAGACTACCAGAAAGCTATTGTCAGAGATAGATCAAGGTTGATACGTAATGTTGAGTATGTAACGGATAGAAGTCCAGTTGATAATTTAGTTTACACAATGGATTTCTTAGCTAGGAAGCAACACATGGTACCTTACATTGATGAGATAAAAGGTATGGTACATACTCAATTGGGGCGATACGTTGACTTATTGATTTACCTACCATTCACCAACAAGATATCATTAGAGGATGATGGTAAGAGAGTAACGTCACATTACTACCAAAGAACAATAACGGGATTATTCAATGTGGTACTGGGGGATATCTTAGAAGGTGAGATAAGAGCTCTTAAGATTCCGGTACTAACGTATGTATCTCGTAATATCGATACTAAGATTGAACAGGTGGTTAAATTTATACGAAACGCTGAAAGTGAATAACTTACTAGCAATAGCATTCTCAGATGTACACTTGCATATTTGGAAGGAATTTAATAGAGATCTCCGAAGAACTAGAGTATCATTTGTAGTAATGGAAACGGTATTGGATGAGGGCCACCAGAAAGGTGCCCCCGTCCTTTTTACGGGAGATTTATTACACAATCCGCATAACGTAAGTAATAAACTCCTAAGCCTAATAGCCGAGTACTTTAGTGAATGGCAGTCTAAAGGTTACCACTTCTATGCAATAGCGGGAAACCATGATCAGGGGGATGACTCCGACTATATTAAAACATTTAGTATTATGTTCCCTAAATTGATAACCCTACTTGACAATGAAGCAATAGAGTTAGAGGGTTTTAATTTGATAGGTTGCCCATATAGAAAGGGTAATGTAGGTTTAAGAGAAGATATCAAAGGCCTGATGGATCCCCAAATGGATAATATAACAATGGTTCACACAGATATC